TTAGGGTGAAATAATATCATCTCTTCACCATCGATAGTAGTAATATGCAAGTCCTTATTAGTAAATAATAGATCACCTTGAATTACTTTATCGCATTTAAGATCTTTAAGATAGTATAAGCATGCATTAAGTTTATATTTTAAGTCCTCAGGAATATCAGCTTTATTAATATCTGATACAGATTGATAATACTTAGAATCTTTACTAAAGTATGATTTAGTAGCTACAAAGAGCTTACCTTCTTTTCTACCTACAATAACAGCTGGTGCACCGTCCCACTTAACAGTAGTATTAACTGCTTGAGTAGAATCACCGTTTAGCATATTACGTAATGATTGCAGAAACTTAATAGAGTCACGAGCGCCGACTACGCCATTATTAATAACGTTATCTTCTAAATGCTCCATATGTTTATTCGGACTTGAAATCATATTTAAATTCACTCCATGTTGGCCACTTAATTGACCTGCTTCTATTTACAACCGTAGTAGATGAGCACTTATGCTTCTTTGCTGCTTCATGCTTATCTGAATACATTATAGTATCTATTTCATAATAGTACAACTTATGCCCGAACATACCTGGATCTTCTACCAGCTCAATACCAGCATTAGCATACTCAATTTCCCATTCTTCAATTGACTCGTCTTGCTGATAAGGTCTTAATATAATATTCTCATATTCTTCTACGTAATGTACTTTACGACCTTCTTCAATAATATCATTTAAAGCTTCTTGAGTTAATTCATCTCTTAAATATACACCAACGATCTCTCTACAGGTTTTAGTTCTAGTTTTAAAATGCTCATGCGTTACTTTAGACTTTCTATATGTACGTCCAGTCGGCTCATGAGTCCATAATAACTTCTTTGATACTAATCCAGAAGGAATAGACGCAAGATCACCAAAAGCAAGCATTGCAGCTCTAGCCCATTCTTTATCACCTATATGCCCATCTTTGACGGCTGGTAATAGATAATTACAAAAGGCAATAAAACCCTTTTTAGTTACCGTCTTTGACATTTAAAATATCCTTGACTTGATCTAGAGTATACCATAAGGAATTAAATACTCTAGTACTAGATTGATCTTCAATAACATACCTTTTTATCCCATCGGGAGATCTATCCAGTAATATTATTCCATTTTCATTCGAAAACTCAACTAAGCGCATTTTCCCAAAGCTCTATCTCTTCTTCGCCGATACCTTGAATAATAGTATCCCTATCGTCATCAGCATGAAGGTTATGCTCTATACCGTATTCATTTATTCTTTGATCCAGCTTTAGATCACCAGCATTATCGAGATCATATAGTTCATCTATAATACCTTCTTCCATTACGTCTTTCATTAGTACGCTCATATTATTCTCCGTAAAAATTAGTTATAAACTCTCTACAATTATTGTAAGCGTTCGTAGTCCCTGAGTCAACAGTAGTCCAGGCTGACCCATCATATGTTCTATGTATGCATTGTGTATAAGTAGGATATACAAAGTATAGCTTCTCAGTAATATTACTACCGTCTACTAATGTACGTGCTACAGACATATACTCATTAGGTTGTAGTAAAGTCTGATAACCATCTATTTCATCGTACGTAAGTACTATGCCTTGTATTGTACCAAGTGTACCGTTATAGTCTATATCCGAATAAACAACGGGTACGTTAGGGAGAATCTGGGAGACCCCAGGGTCTACACTAAAAGTATAACTATAGTGATCATTTCTATTATCTTTTTTCTGAGTGAACTCTACATTAACGTTAGTAGGAAGATCAGCTACATTACAATAAGCTTCATAACTTAAGCCGTTATGATGAGATATATTATACTCAGTTACATACGTAGCATCTTCTTTAAAATATTTAAGAGTATAATCATTAGCACAAATACCATCTTTTATTTCCTCTCTTATAACATAGCTAGTTATATAGTCAACAACACTAGTAGTACTTACACCACCAATATCAGCTCTATAAGAAGCAGCATGCTGCTTTAAATTATTATATGTGGGAGTATATCCAGATCCTAAAGTACCATCACTTCTATTCAAAGTAGTTTCAGAAGTATTAAGAAGAAAATAGTTAGACCATCCACCTATATCTGCTCCTGTGAAGTGAGCGCGCATATTAAAGGCCAGCGCGTTTAGCTCCGCGTTATCTATAACCTGACCTATTGCAGTATCTGAGATATATAATGAACTTGGCATAGCTTCACCGACCATATTTTCTAATACAGTATCAAGGTCAGTTCGTAAGGGTTCTAAGAGTTGGAGGAAGTCAACGATAGTTTCAGCGCGGCTAATCCATTCAGCATTATCACTAGCAATGAAATCAGCATAAAGGTTATCGTAAGTAATACCATAATTATTATAGAGGTCAGACTCGAAAGCAGCCGTTTTAGAAAATACATAACTTGCGATGTTGTCGGCATCAGACCCACAACCTTCTGCCACACTGACTGAAACGTTATTGTAGGCATTTTTAGCTTCATTTATATACTCCAGAAATATTCCAGTGAATGGTGATATATTACCACGTGAGGGTATGTTAGTTAAAACATCACTTCCTCTTTCAGTAGGTATAAGATACATATCAAAAGCAGTATCGATATATCCTCGTGTCGTATCAACAGCACCAACAGGAACATTTACAACAACAGGTCTTGATCTAGCACAAGCGACTGTTATATTATTTATACCACCGAATTGATTACTATCATTCGTGAAGTAATATGTACCTTCAGCATCAGTTAATGCAGTTGGCTCTCCAGCATCTTGAACTAGGTTCCAATTAAAGTCAATAAAGACATTAGCACCGTCAATATAACCATCAATAGCTTTACCATAAAGCCAATAGCTAGTAGAAGGAGGACTAGTTTGAGGAGCAACTTCTAATACTGCTAAAGATGCGCCGCCTCCACCTCCGCAAGCCGTAATTAAAAGGCAGAGTAGTATCGTATATAATTTGTTCATAATATCACCGTAAAATTAATATACATTATTATATCTTACTTAATCTCCAGATTGCAACTCTTTTCTAAAATGAAATATATTATCATCATGATAATAACTAAACCATCCTGTAGCAATATACTTAACACTCTTTAAGTCAGGTGTACTAGCATGGTAATGAGTATAAGCTGCTGGCCAATATATTAATGTACCAGCTTTAGGGGTAACTTCTATATCATGCTGAGGAAATGTTGTTCTACCGCCTTCAGTATCATTTAAGTACATCATCCATACCATAAATCTTGGACTGGATAATTCTGAATTACCTTGCTCAGTATGTAAGCCTGTAAAACCTCCACCTGGGTTTGCTTTTTGAAACTTAATATTTTCTAAGTGATGCCAATGCTCATTATTACCTTCCCAGTCATCAGGCTTATTAGCCTTAATAGCATCACATATTAAATCGGTTGCAGGCTCTAATGATTGAAAGTTAACAGGAAAGATACTTATATCATTTCTACTATCATTATTATCAACAAATATTCCTCTTGGTCTTTCGACACCAGGCACGAAGAATTCAGACTTGGTCTCAAGAGCATCTATAATATCCTTACAATCTTGTCTTGAGATTGCTTCAGGTATTATTTGTATAAAGTTCTTAGACATAATATTGTAATTGTTCCTCAGTACATATTGCTTTTAGTTCATTACACTTTGAGCATTTCATACAATGCTTCTTATTACCTTCAAAGCATACGTAAATAAGCTTCTTTAATTGATCAGGTAACATTTGATATTGTTCTTGTTTACTAAGATGGGCAAGAGGTGCTTTAAAAGAGAGAGATAAATCAACTGTTGCAGCTGCTTTAACATAACCCTCGTACTGTGCTTCACCAAACTCATGGAAGCTATCTCCTGCTGTATCATTAGGTGTTAGTTTACCACCATTATGACCAAAGTAAACAGCTTGAACTATATTAGTAATAGCTAAGTTAAAAGCTATTGTTGCCCATTGCTGATGCATTGGAGGAAAGCCATTATAATTAAATGTCTTTTTATAGTGCTCGTGTGACGCTTCCCTATTAAACAAATAGCCTGAAGCAGGATTATAATCAGTATGTATAGTTGTTACTTCAACTCCAAGCAGTTTAGCTTTTTGTTGTATAGTATTTACTTCTCCAGGATTAGATTTAATATGAAAGCAATAAGGTTCATATCCATTCTTCTTTAAATGATATACTAATGCTGTTGATTCAACTCCGCCTGAAAATGGTACTATTATACTATAGTTACGCAGCATCATTTGATGTATCAGGATGTGAGACATTCATTTCGATATATGCTTTCATAAATCTTCTCACTTCGCGAGACACAGACGTATCGTTTGCTTTACATGCATGCTTGAAGTCTTTCTTAACTTCTGGGCATACTTTGATAAGCATCTGTACTTTCTCATCCATCTTTAATTCCTCGGTCTTATATATATTATATATAGTATTTATATACTAGGAGCTACTATGATACAGATTTGGAATTCATTTCACAAATTAATGAAGTCTGGTCGCTTAGATAAAGTCGTTAAACTTACTCACTAAGCCCTTACCAGCGTCCGTCTTATCAAAGACGGGCGTATCTTCAACCAAATCATCCTGAGCAGTCTGCTCTACATCATAAAGCTTCATCTTCGCTCTATCCACCCCAACTACAAATCGTCTATTATAATTAGGATCTGAATATCTATTCTTTAACTGCTTAAATAATATCTGAGCTAAGTCTTCTAGTTCTTCAGTACTTATCATAGCAAACATAAAGTCAGCAGTAGCAGGTAGTCCAAACGATTCAGAAGTATCTTCTAGTCCAACATCAGACGATGTATAACCAGATCTAGTTACCTGCGTAGCAGATACAATAGGTACATTAAACTCAACAGCTAAGCCTCTAAGCTCTTCAGCAATAGACTTAACAATAGTATATGAGTTAGCACTTGCACCTTTAACTCTAGCACTCATACATATATTAAGATAATCAATATAGATTATATCAGGTATGAATTGCTTCTTAATTTTAAGCTCTTGAAGTAAATGTCTAAAGTGACCAGCATGAGCGCCTGCAGTAGGATACTCTTTAACAATAAGTTTACCGCTAGTCTTAGAAGATACTCTACCCATCTTCTTCTGATAGGCTTCTCTAGGTAGCATTTTTAATTCATCAATAGTAGTATTAAGTAAGTTAGCATCTATACGCTCAGCTATTCGCTCTTCAGCCATTTCCATAGTAATGTATAATACATTAAGGCCTTGCATTAGATTAGCAGCAGCACAGTGACACATAAAGAGAGACTTACCTACACCAGTACCAGCCATAGCTATATTTAAAGTCTTTCTATTTAAACCACCTTGAGTGATACGATTAAGATAATCTATATCAAAAGGTACCTTAACTTCTTTCTTCTGATAGAAGTCAAATCGCTCTTCAGCATCATCAATAAAGTCATGCCCGATATGATTATCAAACGATACAGATAAAGCATCGGATAGCATCTGAGGTAGAGCACCTTTATCTTCATTAGTAGTACCATCTAAAATTTGTATACCATCCATGATAGCATTATAGACTGCTTTCTCTTGACAGAACTTCTCAGTACTATCTACTACCCACTCAGTATCTTTCTCTTCAGAGGGTTTAAGTTCTTTAATATAGGTATCAGCTTCTAGAGCTATATCATCAGACATTCCGCCTGTATTAGACATCTCAATAGCTAAAGCGTCCTGACTAGGACATAGGTTATATTTTTCATGATACTCAGCAATACAATTAAAGAGTTTCTTCTCTACTATGTTACTAAAGTATTCAGCTTTAAGGAAAGGTATACACTTACGAGTATACTCATCGTTAAATACTAGGTTACTTATTATAGTTTTTTCTATCATCGTTTAAAAGACGCATTAAATGAGATTGATATTCTCGGTTCATCGGTAGCTTTTTGCTCAGGAACACTATGCTCCAACCATCCAGGCCATATAAACAAATCGCCGCTTTTAGGGTTAAACTTTTGCTCTTGCTCCCATCTATTAAGGAAGCCTTCACCGCCTGCCCACCCTTTGATTATAGCGTAGAACGGGCTTCGGATCAAGAAAGGACTAGAATCACTATCAGTGTGGATATAAACAGTACCCGAAAGTAAACTTCTACCGTGGTCGTGCCAACAGTGGTGAATACCTTCACTGTAGACATTATACCATGCCTGAATGCCATCAGCATCAAGTTTAGCAGCGAGGTCCGGGTTAGTATCGAGACAAGTCCCAACATACCCTTTCGCGAATTTGAGGATTTCATTTATTATATCTTCCTTATGTTTAACACCCACTAATCCATCTTCATCATAGAATGAAGTATAGTTAGTCTTGTCAGGGGATTTACTATTACGTAATGATAAGATGCTTTGTCGAATTTCTTCTAAGTTAAGACTCGACTGCTCCGTCAACATTGGTATCGGAAATAAGTCCTTCATCTTCTTCACTCCCGTATTGATATTCTTTTCTAGCTGCTAGGTCGAGCTGAGCTAAGAACTCTTCGGTAAAATATTTATCAGGGTTACTATATACTGCTTTAGCATATACTTTTGACCCATCAGGCATCTCAATTCTAGTAGATACCTTCTTAACTAATCCATACTTCTCAGCAAGGTCTAATAGTCCATAGTATCTATCTAAGCCAGTTTCATATGAAAGCTTAACTTCTACTTTCTTATTCTCTTTTGATAGTCTTGACTTAAATGTAGTACACTTAATAATGTTACCAACTATGTCAGTACCTTCTTTATCTTTCTTCTTACCTAACATACAAATAGTAGAAGCAGCATACTTAAGACCACTACCGCCGCCAATTGCTTTCATAGGTACATATGCTCCTACGACATCATAAACATGATTAGTAACTAGCATAGGAACTTTAACTTTAGCAAGCTTAAGAGTAAGTACTCTAAATGTAGCTTTAATAATCTGAGCCTTAGTCATATCCCTTGTCTCTTTACCCTCAGCAGTATCTTCCATCTCTTTAGTAGTAGATAGTAAACCTAATGAATCAAGTACGAACATCATAGGAGGTCGTTTATCAATAGGTTGTGAGCTATAAGCATCGATCATTTTAAGAGCATGATGTCTAAATGATTGAATAGTATCTGGTTCGGCTAAGATTACTCTAGTAGTATCTATACCTCTTGACTCCATCATATCTTTAGTAACAGCAGCCTCAGTATCATAAAATACAACACCAGCATCCTGATTATCTTTTAAAAACTTTTGAATAATACCTAGTACAAAGAAAGTCTTACCAGTAGCTGACTCACCAGCAAAGGCACTAATTTTATTATTAGGTACGCCGCCATATATAGATCCAGATAGGACAGCATTTAACATATAAGAACCGGTATCGATTGACCCAGTATACTCAGCACTTCCTAGACCGTCTGCTGCTATTACGGTATCTTCATCTTTAATATCTTCAACTAGGCCACGAAAAAAATCGCTCATTATAAACTCCGAATGGTTTTCTATTATACTTTATTATAACTTATATTAGGATAAGAATCAACCCTTATATATTTTATCTAATGCATCAGAGAACTCTTCAATCTTACCTAACCTATCAGGCCAGTAAATATAATCCTTTGATGGGTTCTTTTTAAGGTTGTTTAGCAATGGTTGAACCATACCATATAATGCTTCTACTCTTTCTTCTAATTCAGATGATGAAGCTGTTGCTGTCTCTGCGCTTTGTTTAGCGGCTTGTACAACTTCTAATTCATCAGCATCCATAGCTGAAAAGCCGAAGTCAAAGCTGTATACGTTTGATGTGTTAGCCAAAATAATCCTCCAATGTCGCTCTATGTTCTATTTCCCAACCAATAGCATCAAGAATAGTTTTCATAGGATCAACAAACGATTTCGTATATTGCATATCGTAGTCTATATATTGATTAAGACCTAACGCTGTCGGAAGCTGATTAGGACAAGCTATGACGTTCTCTCTCGATGGATTAGGTACCTTAAGGTAACAGAACTTAACTTTATCGCCGTTCTGTACTGGCTGGAATCTATCTATCTTATTTTTATTTAGCATATGGTTATACATTAACGCACCACGAACATGAATAGGAGTACCTTTTCTATAGATCTGCGATGCATCAAAATACTTCTCAAGACCTTTACACCCTCTAGGGAACGCTACATCTTCAAAAGATAACTTTCTAAACTCTTCTCTATGCTTAGCAATGAAGTCAATAATAGCTGCTTCGTCTTTAGTTATAATAACATCAAGAGCATCTTTAATATACTTACGTACAACAGCAGGAGTAGAAGATCTAACAGCTTCGATACCCATCATCTTCATCTTAGGCTTCTCGTAACGTACACCCTCTGAGTCAAAGACGTTCATGATATATCTTTTCTTAGCAGTCCATATAGCTTTATTACCTATATTTTCTCTAGCCATGACCATCTTATTTTCCATAGCATTTACATAGGTCGCAAGCTCTCCATAACTTTTTTCAATTTTCGGTTCAATAATTTCAGCGCAGGACTTATCAAGAAAATCGATGATCTTTCCAGTTTCAGCGCCGTCTGGAAAGACTTTATGTACAAGCGGTGCCATATTAATGTATAGAGAGTCCGTGTCGATTGCGATGACGTAGTCTTCATTTTCACTTCCTAGAGTTTTATTTAAAAATTTATTGATAGCGTTCTCGGCCCAACGAATAGATAGCTGACCACCTTTAGTAATCGATTCAGTATTATCCATATCATGCCATCTAAAGTATTCATTACCTAACGCACCATAAGCTGAGTTAAGTTGAATCTTCTTAGCCATCTGCATATTATAAGCTTGAGATATTTTATTAGAGAGTTCGTTAGAAGGATTCTTCTCATAATCTTTCTGATGCTGAATCATCTTCTTCTTCCATACAACTCTATCGTCATACATCTTACGCATTAACTTAGGTAAGAAGCCTTCGAAGTCTCTAGTATACATATCACCATTAGCTGATATAGTACAGTTATTATCTTTAGCTTTTTGTATTACTTTACTATAAGCACCGTCTAGTATATCTTCCATACTAGGAGCATAACCAATCTTACCTTCATACGTTTCAGGAGATATATTATACTGCATAATTAAATGAGGGTATAGAGAGTTAAGATCGAATGATACAACCCAGTCATGCATACCTACTTGAGGGTCTTTAACATAAGCACCTTCAGCAGCTCTCTCTTTATCTTTATGCTTAAACTGAGGTACAACTATATTACGATTAAGTAGATAGTTATGTATAATAAGATCCCACATCCTTACAGACGTAAATGTATCTTGATAGTTAACTTTAGCATCATAAGCGATCGCTAATACTTGATCTATTAGTTTAAGTTTCTCATCTAGTCTTTTTACTAGTACAGTATCTTGAATATTGTAGTCAATAAACTTTTCCCAATCATGCTTATAAAGATCGAATAGACTATCATGCTCAGCATAATCAAGTTTACGTTCACCTAACTCAACGTGAGCAATATGATCTAGTCTATATGACTCTTGCATTACAAAAGTAAACTTACGATACAATTGCATATAGTCTAAGATAGAAACGCCTAACGGATCAAATACTTGATTAGGACGTCCTGCTATATGTACAGTCCTTTCCCTTAGAGCATTAAAGGGAGACAGCTTCTTAGCAAAGTCTTCACCTATGACATTAGTAACTCTATTAACAATATAAGGTATATCAAAGAACTCAACATTCCATCCTGATACAACATCAGGGTCAATAGCACGCCAGCAATCTAAAAACTTCATCAGTAGATGAGCTTCATCGTTACATTGAATATACTTAATGTTATCTTCTTTAGGTGTATAAGGTTGGCATCCAATAGCAACAATATTGTTATTGAACTCTAAAGTAATAGCAGTAATCTCTTTATCTGCTTTCATTATATCAGGGAAGCCTTCATCAGCAGCAACCTCGATATCAATATAAACAGTCCTTACTTGCGTAGCATCATACTCAATAGTTTCTTCAGTATAGTTATCATTAATATAAGTATAAGCAAACATAGGTAAACCATAAACAGCTTTACCAGCTATGTCTTTATTTTCTTGAATATATTTTTGAGCGTAGTGAGGGTTATCGAACTCTTTCTTCATGACAGACTTACCGTCAAGAGTAGTATAACCAGTTTCTTGTCTTACCGGGCCGGTAAAAAGATAAGGACGGCAAGGTTCCTCGTAGCTGAATCGCTCGCCGTTCTCGTAGCCTCTATGAAGGATCTTCGATCCTCTAAGCTGAACATTAGTATAAAACTTCACAATAAGTTAACCATAATAAATTAATACAAACGTATTATACGCGATCCTAGGACCGCGTTCAAGGTTTAACTATGTGAAATGTTATCTGCGAATTCGATTAATTCTAATCTGCCTTTAAGCTCTGCTTTCTGAGCGTCAGTAATTCCTGCGCCATGAGCTTCGATTGCTGAATACATTGCTGCATGATCGCTATCTACTGCTGCTGCAATTTCAGCTGCTGTTAAAGTATCAAAATGGGCTACACAACTAAGTGCATGCTGCCAGATTGATGGGACTGAAGCCCAATTAGATATTGCTGCGTCTGCTTCTGCGATAGCTGAATTTCTATCAGCTTCAGAGACAGCCACGTTGTCGTTAAGAGCCATAAGCTCTTGGTCTAAAATGTCGTTTATTATAGCCATTAATTTCTCCTAATAGAAATATTTATGTGTGTATTTATATGTTTTGATATCGTGGGCCTATGTTAAAAGGCTAATTACTTTAAAAGATACTAACATAAAACCAAATACAACTAACTGAATTATACTTGCCCAGAATATCTGTCTCATTGGATGGACTTCAACTAACTTCTCAACCCAGCTTTCACTGGGTGAGAGGTTAACAACTTGTAATATTTTTTCTTGTTTCATAAAACAATAATTATTTTTGAGCTTTCGATTTGTCTAAGAGCTCTCAAAGCTCCATTGACATCGGCTACAACAGCCATCAAAAGCACAAATGATATGATTACATTTTTCATACTATACTCCTCTATCTTGCAGAGGCAATTATAGTGAATACAGGCAAAGCGAACGGAAGAGCAAGCAGTAAACTAATTTTTACGACTTCACAGACATGACATATGACATCATTATCTTTTAGGTTTTCAATTTTATTTACCATGCTCTTCGTAACTAATGTTACTGTGGTCATGGTATCTCCAGTTTTTATATTAATAAACAAATGATATAATTAAATATCATGTATATTTATAATAAAAAGGTGCACGTAAGCACACCTTTTCGCAAATGATTTAAGTTATTTTACTCAGCTAAGAAGGTTTTTACAGAAACGTCTTTACCAATTTCAATCGTACGAGGTTTAAGCTCTTCCGGTATCATATGAGTAAGTTGTATTTGTAAAACACCATTAATAATATCAGCTCTTTGCACAACTACATCTGTATTAAGAATAAAATCTTTATAGAATTCTCTACTAGATAATCCTTTATGTAAATATTCAGAGGTTGATTTATCTTTAGTTTCAGCTGATACTGTTAGCTTATTTTCAGTGAGTGTAAGTGCTATATCTTCTTCTTTGAATCCAGCTACTGCTAGTTCAATAATATAGTTCTCATCATCAACCTTTATAATATTATAAGGTGGGTAATTAGAATTACTTACGTGTTTTGCTCTTTCGAGCTCTGTGAATAGTTGATCGAAACCAACTGAGAAAGTCCCGAAGCGGGACAATAGGTCTATGCTTGTCATTGTTATCTCCTTTAATTAAAGCAAGTTAAATACGAGCCCAGTATTCTGGCACTCGTATTATATATAGGCATCCTTTCGGAAAAGTCAAGCAGCTAATTCAGTCTTAAGCTGCTCTGATCTATGATCGAACCAACCATTGTCAATCTTATATTGACATTCATAGTTGCATCTTTCACTCTGAGGTTGTAAGTCCCATTGCTCAGACTTAGCATGAATCTTAGAGTTCATCCATCCATCTGGACCATTGAAAGTAAACTTAAGAGCTGACCATTTCTTATCAGAGTACTTAAGCATGATAGGTGTATCCCAGTCATCGCAGACCTTTTCAGAATTCTCACCAACGTGATAGTCTGTAATATACTCTTCTGAGCCTGTACCATAATACTCTAACATGCTAATTAGAGTTGGTATACCATCTCTCTCAATTCTGAGAGCTTGAGGACCAGTGATATCTTCTACTACATAAGTAGAACCACCTTTGAATTTCCAATGAGGGTTCTGCTCATCGCCGTAGTTTTCTTTGTACTGGGTTTGAATAATAAGTTTCATAATCTACTCCTTTTTTTAAATTATACAATTATTATAACCTAACGAGAGAGAAAGTCAACTATTATTTTGATTTTTATTTCTTAAAGGTCTTACCTTCTTTCCATATGAACCATTATAGTCTAAGCATATTCTATAAAGTAATCGATCTCCTTTTACTTCATTACGTTTATGTAAACTATTCCATTGGTCCATAAAGACTAAGTCACCTGCTTCCCATTCATGATGATAAACATATCTATCTTGAAAGCACCACTCCATTAAGAAGTTATATGTGTCCTTATCTAAGCCGCCTTGTATGTAATGGTAAGAGAAGAATAGAGCTCTATCACCATTATAGGGATGAGTATGTACTAAAGGTTTCCATACTCCTTCTGGATATAACTTTTTAGTATCAAACA